TGAGAACGCTAAAAACGTCGCCATCGACACGGTCGGTATAAAGCGGAGCGGCCGGGTCAGCAGAGGCGATGCTGGTACGAAGTTTGTTGAGCAAGTAGGACTGTATCGTCGGGTCATTATAGAAAGACAGGTCGATGAGGACGTCCGGGTTGACAATCTTCTTCATACTACTAGCAGCTACCTTCGCATTGCGTGTGCCGAAAAAGTCGCCGAAATCAGATGGGACTTCATGAGAAGCAATGTGAACAAAGTTTGCCTCGGCTGAACGACCGAAGCTCTCACCCACCTCGAAGGCGAAAGTATGAAACTGGCAAAGCAAACCGTCGTTGCAGACGGTATTGACGGCGCTGCGGGGTATAAGGGCACAGATCTCACGGGTGTCGAAACTGGTGTAACCCGTGGGGGAAACATGGTGTGGGACGCCTAGATCACGAACCAAAAGCCTAGGAAACCAATCGAGTGGGACGTTTCCGACCCTGTACTCGGTGTTACTAGCAAGGAACAAAGCGTACAGCTGTACGCCTGGAGATAACGTGAGGTTAGTGAGGGCGGCGGGCAGACCAAGGCGCAATTTCTTCATCCAATATCTAGAATGTCTGTGAAGGTCGGTGTATTCGCAATCCTCGGTCGCGGTGCAAGCGTCGTCATAAAGGTAATAAGGTGTGGCGACACGCCCCGCTATGTGTGCTTCGCGAAAGGCGGCCGGACGACCACGATTAACGGCGATGTCAAGTGCTTGACCAAGTCGGCAGAAACGCGCGTCTACTGTCTCGCCGGCGAGCGGGGGGGGAAAAGTGTAGATATTATCGTCGATACCGGGGGGAACGTTGAAGTTAAGACGACGCAGCTCTATGTAATTATTGAAACAGTTGACATTGTGGCCGCGAACGAGGGAGAACTCTTCCATGAGGAAAACATAAGTGATGTGATTACGAATCATAACCAAACCGTACCTAGAGTCTTCACCGTCAAGTTCGCCGTAGAACTGCTCCCCATTAGAAAGCAGCACCCCGCCTGGGAGGACGTACTCGTCGCGATCAATCATTCGATAGGTGTAGATGACGGGTTCGAGAGACACGGGCGGAACTCGTTCAGTATAACCTAGATGACGATAATGTGCGGTGAGGGCATTACCGAGGGAGCCAAACCAACCTTCATACTTGTCGCGATCACAAAACTCGTCGAGAACGGACGACGCAGCGGGGGAAAGTTCGACCAAATCCGGGTCG